GAATTATGTTGATATTGCAGATAGCGTAATTCGTTTCGATAAACATGAAATTGATACGGAGATGGCTAGACAGGCTTCTGTCTTTTCTTACTATCAAGGACTATTATCCATAGCAAAAAATAAGTTAGATGAGACTAACCTTACTCTAACCACTTATATCGCGCAAACTAGAAAGGAGAAAAAGAACTCTTCCACTACAAAACAAACTGCTAAAGATTTGGACGATTTTGTGGAGTCTTCTCCCGACTTTGCAGTATATACAAAGAGGGCAAATGATGCTTCTTTCAAATATACCCTTTTAAAAGGCTTAGTATCGTCATTGGAGCATAAGAAGGATATGCTAGTACAGCTATCATCCAATCGTCGTGCTGAGACAAATTTATACAGATAATTTAAAAAATTCACAAACTACTACTATTATATTGTAACTGCCACAACTAACCACAGGAGGTTCTAACATGGCTATTGACTTGAATGCCCTTCGGGCTAAACACGCTGAACTCAGCAATCCTAGCGGAAACGCTAATTCCGATTTCCTTTCTAAGTTCGTTCAACTGCAAGAAGGAATGAACACCGTTCGTATCCTTCCTGGCAAGGATGACGACACTCTGTTCTATGGAGAAACAAAAATCCATAGAGTCCCTGATGAGAATGGTAATGTTAAGAATTACCATTGTCGCAAAGTACATGGGGAACCTTGTCCTCTATGTGATACTTATTATTCTCTTTGGAAAGAGCCTAATAAAGACGAGGATCTAGCTCGTCAAATTAAGCCCCGCTCTCGATACTACATGAATGTGGTGGACCGTGAAAGTGGGGATGTGAAAATCCTTTCCATCGGTGTGATTCTTTTCAAGAAGATTATTGCCGCTATGCTGGATGAGGACTTCGGTGACATTACTGATCTTGAATCAGGTAATGATTTCAAAATCGTGAAGATCATGGAGGGTCAATGGCCCAAGTATGATCAATCACAACCCCGTCCCAAGTCTTCCGAGGCTGGGAGTAAAGCGGAAGTTGCAGCATGGATGGATTCCCTCCACGATATTCATGCTCTTGTTAAGCTGGAGGAGTACGAGGATGTGAAGGGTGCGGCTCAAGCCCTACTTCCATCTCATGAGGGGAGTAGTCAGAATCCTTCTGCGGCAGAAGATGTCGCTGATGATGATTACCTCCAACGAATGCAAAGTAACTAATCTATGAGAAATATTATTATCACCCTTTTACTTACTGCCGTATTAGGTGTGGGTCTGGGTTCCTGCACCGCTCTTGAAGACTTCTTCGGGGAAGGTACGGTATTTACGACTGCGGATCAGCTTGAGGAGGGTCAGGAAGGAGCTATCATTCCTTTCGACCAGCTTCCTGCTTCCGTTAAAGCAAAGATTCCTGAAGGAACTTCACTTGTTATGGCAACTAAAGATCAGTTGAAGGTTGATGCTGCTTATGTTTCTACTGGTCCTATGACTGGTGAAGATGCTGGTGGTGCTATTGATGCAGCGTTTGGTATTGCTAAAGCTTTTATTCCTGGACTCGCTGCGTGGGAGGGTATGGTTACTCTCTTCAGTAAGCGTAAGCGCAAGCACTATGGTAAAGCTATTAAGGCTCTTGTTCCTACTGATAAGAACATGGATCTTGGTGGTGCCGTGGGTAGCCTTGCTTCTGCGCTAGGTATGTCTCACTCGTCTGAGACTAGCCAAGCTGCTTTTGACGAAGAGGAAGGCTGGGAAGAAGAAGCTTAGTATTTCAACTGAGTGACTATAATAGGAGGATGAGGGTATACTCATCCTCCTTTTTTTATATTAATCTATGACTAAGAAACTTAAAATATTGTGTTCCCCAGCAAACGAGGGAGGATGCTCGTACTACCGTGTAATTGCGCCTATGAAAAAGATGCAAGAGCTTTACGGAGATCATATTGAATTTAGATACAATCTTAATCCTTTGGGCATCGTAGAATCGGGAGAGAAGATGGGAGCATGGCAAGAAAATTGGGATTTTGCCGACATGAAGTGGGCAGATATTATTTGGACTAACAACATCTCCAATTGGGGGGGTCCATATACTGCCCGTATGGTGGGGAAGGCTAAGGAGTTTGGTAAATTTGTACACTTCGATACTGATGATTTGCTTACAGATTTATACAAAGGACACAGACTTTATGATACTTATAAAGAGAAGAATTTAGAAGAGATTACCAAATTCATCTATAGTAATTCTGACTTGGTTACGGTAACTCAAAGAAAATTTGCTGAAAGAATTAAGCCTTTTTGTGGGGGGGTTTTGGCAATCGTTAAGAACGCGATTGACTATCACCTTCCGTGTTGGAATGTTCCTAAGCAGCCTCTTCCTAAAAAGAAGATGACTAGAGTAGGTTGGGCAGGAGGTATTCATCACGAAGAAGATATTAAAGAATTTGCAGGTATTCCTCATTTAGTTAATAGTCGTGTAGGAAGAGAGAATGTTCATTGGGGGTTTTATGGGGCTCCTCAACCAAATACAGATGATGATGGAAATCATAAAGACGAGTGGCAACATGATGTATGGAGAAACTATAAAAAGATTATCCTAAGCGGGTTTAGAGGACAACCTAATTGGCAAATCTATAACGCACTATCCCCAGACTCCTATGGAGGAATCTATTCTCAAATAGATCTGGCTATTGCCCCTCTTCAAATGAATGCTTTCAATGATTCCAAGTCTGAAATTAAAGTAGCAGAGTGTGGGAGGTACAAAGTTCCTTTGATTGCGTCAGATGTTGGATGTTATGACGAAACTATTGTTAATGGGAAAACAGGATACCTTCTTCCAGCTAATGCTCCTAAGAGTGAGTGGGTTAAAGTACTAACTAAGTGTATTAAAAATCCAGACCATGTAAAAGAAATGGGAGAGAATTTACACAAAATTACAGAAGAGTACTTTGATTTAAATAAAGTTATTAAGCATAGGTTAGAGTTATATCAACAGTCTCTAGGATTGATTCAAGGTAGGGAGCAAGAGACTAAGCCTGACTATAATTCGGAGTGGGAATTCAATGACTAGTACAACTGTAATTATTAAAACCATTGGTCGTAAAACGGTTAAGGCAGCAATCGCCTCTGCTAAAAGAGAAGGCTTTAAACCTATTGTAATTAGTGATGGTGTTAACTGTCATGTTAGCGGAGCCAAGTTTATTAAGCTAGGTAGAAAGTGGGGAATGTATGGAGGAATGGCTGCTAATGTAGGAGCAGCCTTAGCACAAACTGAGTTTATTACCTTCTTAGATGACGACGATACTTTTGTCCCAGGTGCGGGGAATATAATTCGTAGAAAGCTACAAGAGAAGCCTGATGTTGATATTTGGATAGCTGGAGTTAGATTTAATAAGGATGTAGTTATGCTTAATAAAGAGACTGGAGAAGAAACTTATAGAGGTACAGACTTAGCCTTGTGGCCCGAAAAAGGTATTGCTGAGGGGAATGTAGCAATGCCTACCTATAGAACTAAGATTTTTGAACGAGTTCCTTTTATAAATACAATCCCTGATGATGTTTCTGCCATGACAGATTTATTGCATGTAAATGCGTGTGCTAGTCAGGGGTATAAAGTGGACTGGTTTGAGGAGGCACTATACTTGGTTAGACCCGACCAAGCCGATGCTGTAGGGTATGATGGGATTAACGGGAGAGGAAGATGATTAGTTTAATATGTTCGGTTTATAACTCTTCTGAGTATCTTGATAATTATCTAAGTTATGTTAATAATCAGCTTCTTAGAGATTTTGAAATAATTTTTGTTGACGCTAAATCAACCGATGATTCTCTTGAGAAAATTGAAAAGTTTCAATTTAGAGAGGGGATTAAAGTTCAGATAATTCGTTTGGAAGAGCGTGTTACTATTTATGCTGCATGGAATACAGCAATTCTTGCGAGTTCTAATGATTATGTAATGAATTTTAATACCGATGATAAACTTTTTAAAACTGCTTTACTGGTATATTCTACTTACGCCCAGGCAGCCCCTCATGCTGATGTTATTTATCATGCTCCAAAGATTTCAACCGACCATAATCATACACATACTCCTCACTGGTTTCTGTATGGTGATGCTAATGACAAGGGGACGCTTTTGGGAGGATGTGTTGTAGGGCCATTTCCTTTGTTAAAGAAAAAAAGTATTTTAAATATTGGATTATTTGATTCATCTTTTACTATTTCTGGAGATTACGAGATGTGGTGCAGACTTAGGCATCATGGATATACTTTTTTGCAGATCGAGGAATGTCTGGGGGTCTACTACCAGAACCCTAAAGGGGTGAGTTCGGAGCCTTCGCAGGAAAGATTAGACGAAAATATTCGTCAGGATACTATTATAAGGGAGATGTATGCATGAAAATTATTAAGGAAGGAGAGCCCAATATAGAGTGGGTTGGAGATGGAGTAGAGAGTAAGAGAGTATGTCTAGATTTAGTACCAGAAGGATCTGTCATTATTTCTGGGGGGATTGGATATAACATCTCATTTGATACTGAAATGATTTCTAAGAAAGACTGTATTTTAGTGGTAATAGATCCTTCTAATCTGTCTCAACAATTCATGCAACGCTTTGCCCATCTTCCTAATTTTCTTTATCTTAAAAAAGCTTTGAATTACGAAAAGGGTACTTTAGAGTTTTATGAAGGAGATTCTGGAAATGGCTTAATGGGGTCAACTGAATCAGCCCATCATAGTGTTAGTAAATCTGTAATAGAGCTTAATAGGTATACTTGTGAGGCTATTACTTTACAAAGTCTCTTTGATACTTATTCTAATATTTCTTACTTAAAGTTAGATATTGAAGGTGGGGAGTATGCTATTTTAGATTCTTTACAAAGCTTAGATATTCCTCAGGTGTCTATTGAATTTCATCACTTTTGTTCTGATTCATGGTCTGAAGAAGATACTCAGAGGTGTATTAAAAAAATGAATGATTGGGGATACACAGAATATTGTTATGATGATGATGGAGTAGAATTTTTATTCATTAAGGGAAAATAGACATGAGATCTTTTTGTACTCTATCTGATAAGAACTATCTCAAGCAGGGGTTAGCTCTTATTAAATCTTTGGAAACAGTAGTTGCTTCTGGACAGTTTTTAGATTCTTATATTTTATACTATCTTTGCTTGGATGAGGAAACCTATAACGCTTTAGAAGATGAAGATGTAGTAAGAATTAAATTATCAGAAGTAGAAAATACTAGAGAAGATATTGTTAAATATAAAGAGCGTAAAGCTTATAATGAATATTGTTGGTCTCTAGCGTCTACTTTTTGTAGATATTTATTAGAAGAAAAACGACTCCCAAATATTCTATATATAGATTCTGATATTTACTTTTATCAAGATCCTCAAATAATTTATGATGAATTAGGAGAAAAGAGTATTGGGATTATTAGACATAGGCATAATACTTCTTATTCCCAAGACGGAGAGTATAATGTTGGAATTGTTTATTTTAAAAATACTGAAGAAGGTTTGGAGTGTCTTAGATGGTGGAATGATTGTATATTAAATGAGTTAAGACCAGAGTTAGCTACTTGTGGGGATCAGAAATATTTAGAAGAGTTTGTTCCTGTATGGGGAGATCATGTTTGTATTTTAGATAAAACTTTTGCTCACGGGGCTCCTTGGAACTTTAGATTATATGTTTATGATAATTTTAAAAATGACGGAACTGTTATTTGGGGAGATAAAGAACAGCCTCTAGTATTTAATCATTTTTCCAGGTTTAAAGTGGATACAGAAAACGGGATAAATCCAACCTCAGGTCAGTACATGGATCATACCCTTAGAGGAGAGGTATTTAATATACCAGAGGTCAAACAAATGTATATTGATTATGCAAGAGAGATATTAAGTATATGAAGATAGCTTTTGGAATGATTGTGTTCAATGGAGATTTTGTTCTTAAAGAATGCTTGGAGTCTGTCTATCCTTATGCTACACAAATTCTTATCTCTGAGGGACCAGTAAGATACTGGCAGGATCAAGGATACACCACTTCTACGGATAAGACGAACGAAATTATAGACAACTTCCCAGACCCAGAGAATAAGATTACCATTGTTCACGGACAGTTTGAGGAGAAGGATGAGGAGTGTAGAGCATATATGCCATACATGAGAGATGATATAGATTACATTTGGAATCTAGACTCCGATGAGATTTATAAGCCAGAAGATATTGAAAAGATTATAAATATTCTAGAGGAGGAGAAGTACACCTCTGTAGGAGTTAGAAGCTGTTCTTTCTATGGAGGCTTTGATGATTTTATTGGAGGCTTTGAACTGGCGAAAGATAATTTTCTTAGAATTTTTAAGGTGTACCCGAACGCCACTTGGAAGACTCATAGACCCCCCACCATCATCGCCCCCGAAGGCACCGCTGTTCTCCCTGACAAGCATCTAGATAGCGATACCTTGTGGGACAAGTATGGAATTCAAATGTACCACTACTCTTATGTGTTTCCTAGACAAGTAAGGGAAAAGATTGCCTATTATAAAGCAAAGGTGAGCAAAGAGAATTGTCATCCTAATTATTATGAAGAGATTTATCTTCCTTGGGTTAAAGGAGATAAAAGTGTAGAACATGATTGGAGAGGAGTTCATGAGTTTAGACCTCTTAGTAGAGGAGATTCCTTTACTAAAAAGTTTGATGGTTCTCATCCTGCTGTCATAGAAGAAAGAGTAGAAGAATTAAAGGAGTTAATTAATGGAAATTACTAATGAAGCAAGGTCAAAGATACAGGAAATTCTTCCTTCTGGATCTACCATTTTGGAGTTAGGAAGTGGTCATGGAACTAAGAAATTGTTGGACATGGGGTATAAAGTTATTTCTATAGAGCAAGACCCTAACTGGCAGTTTTTATACCACAATAATTATATTTGTTGTCCAATAAAGGAGTACCCCAAGAAGGGGAGTATAATGTTGGAATTGTGTAAAAAGCCTTTGTCGGAGGAACAGCACGATAATGAGTGGTGGTATGATGATGATGTGCTTAGTTCTTTGTCTGAATTAAAGTATGATTTTATCATAATAGATGGGCCTTCTGGTCCTAATGCTGGAGCATATGATTATTGTAGGATGGGTTTTGTAGATCATCAGTATTTATTTAATATGGAGGTTCCTATTTTAGTTGATGATACTGATAGAAAATACGAAAAGGAATTAGCTCAAGCGTTGTGCGTTGACAGGGAATTTGAAGATTATGGTGGATTCTATATCATATATTGATTCGTGGAAAAATAAAGAAGTTTTTCAAGACCAATTAGCTCTTAATGAAAAGGAATTGAATCATTATCCTGATCATTGGAAGCACTTTATAAATACTATTCTATCTTTAGGAAAAGAAAAAAAGTATAAACTTTTAGATATTGGATGTGGGGTGGGAACCTATAAAGAAATATGCAGGACACACTTTCCCAATATTAGTTATACTGGAAAGGATTATTCTCAAGAGGCTATAGATATTGCTAAGAAGAGATGGGGTGGAACGAATTGGGTAGTAGGAGACTACCAAAGTATAACTAAACACGATGCAGAAGTATATGACATTCTTCATGCTGGTGCTATGCTGGATGTGCTTCCCAATGGTAATGAGGCATTATCTTTTTTGCTAGGTTTAGGATTTAACCATCTTATACTGGGGAGAGTGAAAATTACAGAGAAAGATAGTGGATTTATAGAATATGAAGTCTATAATAAAATACGGACATACGCCTATTCTCATAATATCAAGACTCTGGAAACCCTATTTGGAGAGGCTGGCTACTCCGCTACTTTTACAGGAGAAAATAACAGTTGCACAATTCTACTACAAAAAATTCAATAACTATAGGAACTCCTCCGTGTACTCGTCAAGAATTAACAAGTGCTTTAGGAGAGTTTGCAGAGCTTTATAAAAAAAGACCAATAGAAGATAATCACGGAGGAATGAAAGCACCTCAAATGTTTTCTGCATGGTTTATGGCGAGGAAGCTTCAACCTCAGACCATCATAGAGAGTGGGGTGTGGTATGGTCAGGGTACTTGGTTCTTTGAGAAAGCAGCCCCCGATGCTCGTATCATTTGTATTGATCCTAATTTAGAAGGGATTAAATATAAATCTTCTAAAGCTCAGTATATGCGAGAAGATTTTTCTAGAGTAGAATGGGGACAGCATGTTGACTGTGAAAATACTTTAGGCTTTTTTGATGATCATCAAAATGCTTTAGAAAGGTTAAAAATAGCCACTCCTCAAGGGTTCAAACATTTAATGTTTGAGGATAACTACCCAATAACTCAAGGAGATTGTGTAAGCTTAAAGACTATTCTGGAAGAGGGGAAAGAGGATGGTAAGATGGCTCAAGAGTATTTAGAAGTATACTATGAGTTTCCTCCCCCTGTTAAGGGAGAGTTGACCCGATGGGGTGATCCGTGGACTGATGATGTTTATCCAACGCATGATCCTCTCATCACGGAGCGTACCACAGAGTACGAAGATTATTATGATGGTTATGAAAACTATACCTGGATTTGTTACGCAAAGGTGGTTCAAAAATGACAATTCCTGTAGTATATATTAGTAAAACTTTAAGGCAAAGCCCCCAACAGGGTGATTATCAAGTTCTCTTACCGTCTATAGTTAAACAGGCTGAAAAAAATAACACAGAAGTTTTCCTAATAGGGGATGACGGGAATAAGGAGTATTGTCCTGATAACCACAGGCATCTTTCAGAGTATACTGAAGGAGTGGCAGAGTTCGAAGCTTTGTACCTGCACTTAAGCACCAATCCCGAAGATATTGAGATGTTTTGCTTTTCTCGTTGGTTCGTTCTTCGTAACTTTCTAAGAAAGCACAACTATGAAGGGGCCTTGTATTTAGATAATGATATTTTATTATTTGCTAATGCTCATTCCGAGTTTCAGAAAAGAAAGCACCTTTATTGCGTTCTTTCTGGTCGTACTTCGGGCCATTCCTCTTATTGGACCCTGGAGGGCATAACCGAATTTTGCGATTATTTGATGGAGGTTTACACCGAGAAAGGATCTTACGAATTCCATAGACTTGCTGCCCATTTTCATGTAAGACAGAAATTTGGTTTGCCTGGGGGACTGTGTGACATGACACTCTTGGAAGGCTTTGCTCGTTACAGGTGTCCTCATTTGGTGGGGGAGTGTAGTGTTGTCTCTGAGGATGCGTGGTACTATGATCATGTAATTCATGAGTCCGAAGGGTTTGAACACAAAGATGGGATTAAACACTTTACTTTTAAAAATGGAATCCCTTTTTCTACATATCTCAATTTGAAAAAAGATATTCCTTTTGCTACTATTCATTTTCAAGGGGGCAATAAAATTCGTATCGAGAAGTTTTGTGAGATGTGCAATGATTCCCTTATTTCACATAAATAATTATACTATAGACACTTCCCGTCTTAAGAATCATCTACATGGACCTATCGTTGATGAGCTTGTAGAAGAATTTTGTGAATATGTTGGAGCTAAGTATGGGTGTGCTTTAAGTAGTGCTACTAATGCAATTTTTCTTGTATTTGAAGGGCATAAGGAGGGTGTAACCATCCCGTCTGTATTGCCTCCTGTGGTCTTCAATGCTCTCTACCACTCTGGACAGCAGATCCAATACAAAGATGCTGTAGAGTGGGTTGGCGGCTCTTACGAGCTTCATAATTTTGGTCACTACAAAGTAATTGATTCAGCCCAGAGAGTAGATAGAAATCAGTTTAAAGAAGTTGATGACGAGGACTTGATGATTTTTAGTTTTTATCCTACTAAGCCTGTTGGAAGTATTGACGGAGGAATCATTGTTTCTAATGATAAGGAGAAAATTGAGTATTTTAAGCAAAGATCATTGAATGGTATGTCTTTTGCAGAGAACAATTGGGATAGAAAACAGGTATCTATTGGTTGGAAAATGTATATGAATTCTTTTCAAGCTTCTATTGCTATTCAAAATCTAAGAAAATTAGATCAAAAAAAAGAACAGCTTAAAGTAATTAGAGAGTATTATAATACTGCATTTGAATTAGATAATCTTAGTAACCATTTGTACAGAATTAATGTAAGCAATAGATCCCAGGTTATTAAGGCCCTTTCTAATAAAGGAATTACTACAGGCATCCATTATACCCCTCTTCATTTACAGGAGTTATATAAACAAGATGTGATATTGCCCCTTTCTAAGTGGGAAGGAGAAACTACTTTAAGCATTCCGTTTAATGAGTCTATGGAAGTACAAGATGCTAAACAGATTGTAGAGGAGGTGTTAAATGTGGCAATCCTTACATAGCCCTATGGCTGTAGGAAAAATAGGATCTTCTGAATGTAGGGCTATAGCTTCTACTCTGAACGGTACTCCCATGAGTCAGATGGATTTTCATGATATTTTTGTAGGAGCGGGGGTTTTTCCTCCAACCCCCCAGGCAGTAGAGTCTTTTTGTGATATTTATGTTGATCACCTAAGGGAAGTGGATGTGGTTGCTAAATGGCTAGGCCCTGTAGAAGAAGACTTACTACAGAAGTACTGTGCAACAGCTACTCAAGTTTCTTTACGAGATTTAGAGCCTTACTACTGGGAAAAGCCTTGGTCTGAGGAGTTAAGAGGTAAAACTGTTCTTGTAATTTCTCCTTTTACCGAGACAATCCATTCCCAATATATAAAAAGAAGTGTTTTGTGGAAGGATGATAGGGTACTTCCTTCTTTTACTTTAAAAACTATTAAATGTCCTCTGTCTTGGTATTTAAGGGAACCAACAAATACCAGTTGGGTAGATGAGCTTTCTATATTAAAACAAAAAATGACGGATGAAGTTTTTGATATTTGTTTAATTGGTGCAGGAGCATGGTCTGTTCCGTTAGCTGTCCATGCTAAACGATTAGGAAAGATAGGAATTCATTTAGGAGGCAGTCTTCAAATTTTATTTGGAATTAAAGGATTTCGCTGGGATGAGCATGATGTAATTTCTACTTTCTATAATGATGAATGGGTAAGACCCTCTAAAGAAGAAACACCTGAAAGGTCCAAGAATGTAGAAGGTGGGTGTTATTGGTAATGTATAAACAAACTTTAGAAAAATTTGATGATAGTAGAGGGTGTTTATTTCCCTTAGAATTTGGGAAACTTCCTTTTACTCCTGAGCGTCTTTTTATTGTTTCAGATGTTCCTAAAGGGGAAAGAAGAGGGGGTCATGCCCATTATAAAACTGAACAGTATTTAATATGCTTGAGAGGAGCCATAGAGGTAATTTTAGATGATGGGTTTATTGAATCTTCTATACTTTTGGAACCTATGCAGGGCCTCCTTGTCCCAGCATTAATTTGGGACTCACAAATATTTCTAACTGGGGACGATATATTACTGGTTTTAGCCTCTACTGACTATAATAGAGAAGACTATATAGAGTCTTCTTCAGTATTTAAAGCCTTACATTCATCATGACAACATTATTAACAGGAGCTACTGGATTAGTGGGATCTACTATATCCGCTGATTATAGACTGAAAGGAAAACAGAAATTAGATTTAACAGACTGGGCTGCTACTTACAGGTATTTTAAGGAAATTCGTCCTAGTGCAGTTATTCATGCTGCTTCTAGAGTAGGGGGCTTGGGGGCTAACATGAAATACATGGCTGAGTTCTATCATGATAATATCTTAATTAATACCAATGTACTGGAAGCAGCCAGAAGAACAGGAGTAACAAAAGTTGTTTCTTTCTTGTCTACCTGCATCTTTCCAGATGCAGCAGACTACCCCCTTACTGAAGATCAGCTTCACCAAGGAAAGCCACATGATTCTAATTTTGGTTATGCCCATGCGAAACGAATGCTAGAAGTTCACAGTAGAGCTATTGCTACTCAGTATGGTTTAAATTATACTTGTATTATTCCTACTAATATTTATGGGCCTAACGATAATTTTAATTTAGAGAGTAGCCATGTTCTCCCTGCGTTAATCCACAAGTGTTATCTAGCCAAGAAAGATAATACTGATTTAGTTGTGTGGGGAAGTGGTAAGCCTCTTCGTGAATTTATTTTTTCAAAGGACATAGGAGAAATTACGCAACTAATTCTCGAACATTACGAGGATACTGATCCTATGATTCTTTCTACTAGTGAAGAGATTAGTATAAGGGAAGCAGTTGAGACTATAGCTGATGTTATGGGGTTTGAAGGTACTATACTATTTGATGATACCAAACCTGACGGTCAGTTTAGAAAGCCCACCTCTAATTTGAGGTTAAGAAATTTTATTCCTGAGTATCAGTTTACTCCTTTTAGGGAGGGGGTTAAGCAAACCGTAGATTGGTTTGTAGAAAATTATGGGAGTTGTAGAAAATGAAAAAAGCAATAATAACAGGCATTAGTGGGCAGGACGGCTCTTATTTAGCAGAATTACTTTTAAGTAAGGGGTATAAGCTCATTGGTGTCCTAAGACGACATTCTCAGCCACAGTATCAAAGTAAGAGACTAGAGGAGGTAGGAATATATAATCACCCTAATCTTATCTTAAAGTACGGGGATGTTACTGATTTTAGTTCTATGTGCCATCTGATTAAAGATTTTCAGCCCACAGAGATTTACAATTTAGCTGCACAGTCTCATGTAAAAATTAGTTTTGATCAGCCAGCCTTTACTACTAATGCAGATGCAATAGAAGTATTAAATATTTTAGAAGCTATGC